CCCAGGCGGCCACCGGCGCGCTGCCCTCGGCGTAGTTCCGGTGGACCGCGCCCCAGGCCCCGGCGTTGGACTCGAGCAGCACCGCCGGGTCATCCCAGAGCAGGCCCGCCCCGAGGGCGCCTGAGGCGCCCCGCCGCCACAGGTAGGCCCCGCCGGCGTCCTGGTACACGATGTGCAGATCGTCGCCGCCCACGCCGGCGATGCGCTCGCCCCGGAACCCGGGGTCCGACTCGGCGCCCCAGCCCCCCGCCTCAAAGAGCCGGTAGCGGATCCCGTCGTAGACCGTCCCGTTGATGGTGACTCGCTGCGCCCGGAGCTGGACCACTGCCCCCTCGAGGGGAAACAGCGTCGGCACCCGCCAGTTGTCGGGGGGCATATCGTGGAGCACGTGCAGGGTGCGCTCCCAGGAGTCCACCGCGCCCGGCACGGTGCCCCGCCACGCGACCTCCCGCCACATCGGCGGGTCGGTGATGTAGGGGTAAGTCCACCAGGCGGCCACGTGGTAGTGCCCCCAGGCGTCCCGGCAGATCGCCGATCGGATCGGCGTGCCCTCGGGCTGGTTGGGCAGCGAGTGCAGGGAGCCGTACGAGAGCCTGCCGCCCGGCAGGATCTCGATCCGGCGCACGCCCAGGGGGACGAACGCGTCGCCGCCCGCCTCGATGAAGGCGTCGCCGTCCCCGAGCACGCTGCTGCGGTCGGCGTCCACGGAGCTCGTGCCCAGGCCCGTGCCCCGGTAGATCCAGTCTGGCTCCAGGAAGTCGTCCGCCTCCCGGCTGTAGTAGGCGGGCGTGAACCGTCGCGCCTTGACCCACCAGCGCCCCGAGGAGTCCCGGTGGGCGAGCATGACGCCGGCGTTGGCGGAGTCGACGTTGACCCGCACTTGCTCCCAGACCTTGGCCACCTCGACGGCGGCCGGCGGGACGACCAGGCGGGTCGGGATGTTGCAGCTGGTGACCAAGGTCCCGCCATCCACCCGCAGCCAGGGGACCAGGGCGCCGATCGGCGGCCGGGCGTTGCCCGCCACCAGCACCCGCTCCGGGCGGCTCTCCAGGCGCACCTCGCCCGGCCGGGTGATCGCGGCCACCCGCGCCAGCCCCGCCGCGTGCGGGCCCGCCAGGATGCGGCGGATGACTCTGGCGAGGCGATCACTCATCGCTCCAGGCCTCCAGCGTGATGTCGTGCGTCCACGCCGCCTGCTCCGCGGAGAACTGCGTGCGCACCCGCGTGATGACGGCCACCATATCCGGCATGTCGGCCGGCAGGTGCGTGAGGGCGACGCGGTCGCCCTTGCGGTAGGGGAGGGGCCGCGGCCAGAACACCTCGAACTGGTACAGCCACTTGCCGCTCTCGGAGGCCAGGTCCTCGGCGATCTGCTGGCAGGCGGCGTGGCTCATGAGGTGCGGGAGCGACGCCTCGACCGGGATCCCGCCCTCGATCCCCTTCACCGTGCCCCGGTACTGGATGGTCCGCTCGATCCGGCGCCGGCGCTCAGGCTCGCTGCCGTCCTCCTGCTGGTCCCAGGCGTAGTCGGGCGGGGAGTCGGTCCGCAGCGCAGACTGCAGCACGCCGGGCTGCTCCACGCGCCGGGGGAAGCCGCGGCGCACCCGGAGCTGGCCGGCCACCACCCGCCACTCGGTGGTGGTCGTCCGCACGTCGGTCGGCGTCACCTGCTCGTAGCGGACCAGGGTCTTCTCCCGCTCCTGCCACTCCTCGGCCCGCCACTCGTAGAGGGTCTCCTCCCGCAGCGCCAGGCGGTGGGCGTCGTCGTGGTCGAAGCGCACCACCCGCCGCTCGGTCTTGGGCGAGTCGGTGTGCAGGTCGGAGCGGATGATGGTCCGGCTTTCCACCAGGAGCCGCCCGAGCCACACTGATGCGAAGCGGTGCTCGTCGAGCCAGCGCGGAGGCTCGAAGACGTCCTCGAAGACCAGCTCCTCGCTCTCCTCCTGGCTCAGCGCCCAGAGACCGTCGGCCCGCCGTGTGTAGGTCCGCACCACCCGCCGGCCCGAGCCGTCATCCTCGATCTGCACCTGGGAGTCGCCCGCCTCGCCCGATTCCTCGTCCTCGTAGCCCGCCAGCACGGTTTCCGTGCCGCCCCAGACCCGCACCTGGGCCACGGCGGGCTGGCGCTCCCGCACGATGGAGCGCACGAGTCCGAGCGAGCACTCCAGCGCGCCCAGCACGGGTCCGTTGCCCCGGCGCCGCACCACCAGGCTGTCGCCGTCCACCCAGGCGTCGCTGCGCCAGCGGCGGCTCACCTGGAGGGGCTCGAGGAGCCGACCCAGGGCGGCGGCGATGGACTCATCCGCCCTCAGCGTGAACTCCTTGAGCCGGTAGTCGGGGGCGTCCCATACCAGCCCCAGACCCACCAGGGCGGCCAGCCGGCCGGCGATCGCCCGGCAGGTGGGGCGCGTCCATGTGGTGGCGTCTAGCTCCCGGTAGGCGCTGAGGCGATAGCTGCGGGGATCGCGGCGCTCATCCACCAGCAGCGCCGCCCGGTCCCGCCCGTGCAGCTCGGTGACGAGCTCGCTCTCCGTTGCCCGCGCGGCCGCGCCGTCTACGCGGAACGTGCCATAGTCATCCATGCCGACATCCGCCAGCCCGATCCGCACCTGCACCAGGTCGCCCTCGCCCACCGAGCGCCAGGCCTGCGCCCTTGGCGCGAGGGGATCGCTCGGGTCGGATTCCACGAGGGTGAGGTCGAAGGCGTCCGCCAGCGCCTCCACCGAGGACTCGATGGTGCATTCGAGGATGTGCCGGGAGAGGATGATGACCCGCTGCGCCGCCTCCAGGGCCGCGGCGGCGTCGGCGGTCGCCGTCTCTGCCCGCAGGCGCACCCAGGCGTCGGCCGCCAGCCCCGCCTCGTGCCCATCGTAGATCCCGGCCGGCACCTCGGCGGTGTCGGTCAGCGCCCCCGCGTCCGAGTCGCCCACGGGCTGGATCTCGATCGCCACCTCATCCTCGCCGTGGACCTCTGTCTCGGAGACCTCGATCTCGTACCAGAGGGCGGCGACATCCTCGGCCGCCACGGGCTCGAGCCCCAAGTGCTCGACCGGGGGCGCCTCTGCTATCGCATCGGTGAGCACGCCGGAGTCGCCGGCGGCGATCTGCTCCTCGGCGAGCCTGGCTGCGTCGGTCGCCGCCGCAGAGTCGGAGCTCGTGATGAAGGCCTGCACCCCCGGCAGCGGGCCCCAGGGGAGCCGCACCCCCGGCTGCGGGCGCCAGTAGCCCCAGGCGCCGACCCACTCCTTGTCGAGCGCGCCGGCGTCGCTGGCCTGGACGATCTCGGGCGCCGTGTACTCGCTGGCGTGAGCGGTCTCGCTGGCCGCCGCCGAATCCGAGGAGTCCAGCTCCTCGATGTCCGGCACGGCGCTGTCGCCCTCGCGCAGCGCATACCAGACGTAGCGGCTGGTGTTGCGGTTGACCCGATCATCGGTCCCGACCTGGAACCCCAGATCCCGGAGTTCCTGGATGAGGTTCGCGGCCTCGGCATCGTTGTGCAGCGAACCGCTCACATCGCCGACATGATCCTTCGTCCGCCAGACGCCGGCCCCACTAAGCTCCGCCCGCTTCACCTGGAGGGAATCGGGCCGCCACCCGACCACATCCAGGTTGCGATTGTCCTGGGCATTGCCCGTGTACTCGCCCGACTCGGCACAGCCGTCGATGTCGGCGATCGCCAGGTAGCTATAGGCGCCGCTGAGATTGACGTGCTCATGCGCGCTCAGAGTGAAGCCGTCGGAGGTGAACGACTTGATCCGATTGGCCGTCTCGCCGAAGAACGAGCTGCACGACATCCCGGCGCTCATGGAGGTGCATCGCCACCATGCTACCGTGCCGCTAGCGGTGCTGTGGCGACGCACCAGGACGAAGCCCGGCCTGAACCCCAGGCCGTCGATCTCGCGATCAGCCGTGTTGTTCCCCTCATAGGTGTCGACCTTGGCATCGCCCCCCGGGGCCTCGATGGCGAGGTAGGCGTACACGATGCCCGCGCCGTTGACGCCACCGTGGCCGCTGAGGGTGAAACCATCAGCGTCACAAGTGATCGCGCCGCTCACCGAGCCGGCGGCGCCGAAGAAGTACGGCGTCACCCCCCGGAAGCCGATCAGGAGGTGCTGGGTGTTGGCCGGCTTGATGAAGACGACGTCGGGCGCGAGCCCGAGCCCCGTGAAGACGCGCGGGTTCGTGCCGTCGCCCGTATAGCGGCCGACTTTGACCTTCACGGGGCTGCCTCCGGCGATAGACTACGCGAGCGAGATCTCCACCGTCAGCTGCCAGGTGCCGCTCGACTTCGTGCCCAGGTTCTCAGCCTTGCGGTTCAGCAGCTTGCGGGCGCCGGCGCCGTTGTCGATGCCCCACTCCAGCCACTCGAAGTTGGCCTCGGCCGGCCCGAAGAGCGACCGGAAGGTGATCTTCTTCTCGGCCAGCGCGCCCACCGCCGGGTAGCCGGCCTCCATGCCCTTCCACTCCTGGTTCACGCCCAGGAGCCCGGTATCGGTGTCCTGGCCGGTGGTGCTGTCATCGCCGACTCCGAGGCGGGCGTTAGCATGCGAGTAGGCGGTCGCGCTCAGCCCTGCCACTAGCCGCCAGATGGTCTCGATCCCGACACGGGTCAGGACATTTCCCTCGCGGACCGTCTCCTCGACCGGGGCGTGCTCGGCGTAGAAGCGCCGCAGGCCCTCCTCCTCCCCGTAACGGCGAATGTACTCGTCGACGTCCGCGTCGAACTTCCGCACCGTGGTGCGGCAGTTCCACTGCGCCTTCTCTGCAATAGCCGTCATTGCGGCTGCCTCCTGGTAAAGGTGATCTCCGCCTCGGGCGCCAGCACCCGCCCGGCGGCCGCCTCCTCGAACTCCCGGTTGATCACCGTCGCCCGCAGCTGCACCGAGTCGCTCAGCGCCGGCACCACCGCCGCCTGGAGCTCCACCGCGTCGGCGATCCGGTAGCCGTACACCTCCGCCTGCAGCAGCAGGCTGTCGGCCACCCGCGCGAGCACCGTCGCCTGCAGTTCCTGGGAGTCGGTGATCATCAGGCCCCCGTCTCCCGGAACCTCACCAGCGCCCGGCGGGGGTTCCCGATCTGCGGTGTCCCGGCCGGCACCGAGTAGCGCATCCAGCAGGCAGCATACTCCCCGGCCGGCAGGTCCCCGATGGCGATCGCCGCCGTCTGCCAGGTCCCGGGCGAGCCGGAGGTGTTGAGCGCGGGCGCCGGCGCGCCCAGGCTGCCATCCGGCGTCTCATCCAGGTAGCCGGTCGTCTCGTTGTCGGCGATCTCATCCGCCAGGAACAGGTCGCCCCCGCCCACCGCGCTGCGGTAGATCCGCCGCGCCGTGGTGCCGGCCGGTCCGGTCGGGATGCTCGACAGGTTGACCTTCTGGTTGCCGGAGGTGGTGGTGATCCCGCGCAGGGCACCCGGCGTGGTCTCGCCGTTGGCCGTGACGAAGGTGACCGCGTACTCGTAGTAGCCGATCTCCAGGGCGATTCCGCTCGCCAGCGACGCGGCCGGCTGCCCGGGCGGATCCAGGGGCAGGTCCTGGGCGATCTGGATGTACTGCACCCCGTCATTGGCGCCCACCGCCGCCCGCTCGACCAGGCACCCCTCGAGTGACTCGCCGGCGGTGGAGGCGTTGCGCCACCAGATCCGCCGGGGATCCCTGGCGGCGCCGTCATGCACCGCGCCCTGGTCGTAGGAGGCCTCGGCCGGAGTGATCCCGTCTGACTCGTAGCGGCTGACTGCCTTGGCCATGGTCTACCTGTCCTCCCGAGCGCCGCGGCTCGCCGCTTGACACCCTGATGCAGATTGACTAACATGCATGAGTGAGCATGTGCCTGGAGGGTGGTCACATGGCGAACCGCGTGCTGCGCATGCCGATGACGAAGGCCCGGACGAACCTGGGCTCCCTGGTGCGAGCGGTGAACGTCGAGGGCGACGTGGTCGTCCTGGAGAAGGACGGCATACCGGTCGCCGGCCTGGTGGACATTGACCTGCTGGAGGACTACCTGGAGAGCAGAGACCCCGCGCTGCGCCGGCGCATGCGGGAGAGCATGAAGGCCTACCGCTCCGGGCGCGCCCGGCCGGTGCGGGAGTTCCTGGATGAACTGAGCGCCCCGAAGTCGCGGTAGCAGCATGGCGCGCCGCTACCGCGTCGTCGCCTTCAAGGGCTTCGAGCGCGACATCCGCCGCCTGCAGCGGCGCCAGCCTCGAGTATACGAAGACCTCCTGGCGGCCCTCGGGGTCCTCGAAACCGACCCCTACAACCTGGAGGGCCGGGCCGACATCCGCAAGCTCGTAGACGTGCCGCCTGGCGAGGGGCAGTTCCGCCTCCGCATCGGCGACTATCGCCTTCGCTACGACGTGGAGGGGGATGATGTGGTGCTCCACTCCATGCGCCCCCGTGGGCAGAGCTACCGCTAGCCTGACCGCTCCCGCTGCCATCAGGCCGTCTCCTCGATCACGTCGAAGACCAGCTCCACCCGGTAGGCCTCGTGTGCCCGGATGCGCTCGGGGATCAGCGAGCGGAAGAACACCCGGTACTCCTGCCCCCGGTGGTCCACCCACCGCCAGACCTGCCCCACCGCCTGGTACTTGGCCCGGAACGCGGCGAGCGTCGCGGCGGCCATCCAGTCGACCCGCAGGCGGATCTGGCGGTCGATGTCGGGCGCCCCGAAGTCCTGCCAGACGCGACCCTCTGCGGTCGCGTGCGCACTGACTCGCCGCTCCGCCGGGCGGTCGTCGTAGCGGGCCGGATCCACATCCAGGTAGGTCGGCCCAAAGCCATCTGGGTAGCTCAGGACACACGCGGTCATCGCTCACCCCCTCCCATGAGTGATCTCCCGCTCGAGTAGCTCGGCGAGCTGGTCGGCGAGCCGGTGCACATCGGTCGTGGCGGCGATCTGCCGATCGCCCAGGTAGATGTTCGTGATCCGCTGGCCGGGCGCCCCCGCCGCCAGGGCGGGCTCCAGCCTCACCGCGCTCAGGCGCCGCAGCCGCTCCTCGATCCCGTCGAAGACCCGCACCGCGGAGTCGGCGATGCTGCCCGCGGTCTCCCGGATCTGATCCCGCAGGGTCCGCTGCTCGGCCTCGATCTGGGAGACCGTCTCCTCGTGCTGGCGCCGGCGCTCCTCGAACTGCTCCCGCTCCTGCGCGGCGAGGGTCTCCCGCGCCTCCCGGATGGAGGCGAAGGTCGCCTCCAGCGCCTCGTCCTCCGGCATCATCCCGGCCTCGGCCGCCCGGCGCACCTCCTGGTACCGCTCCTGCAGCGCCTGCAGCCGGGTCTCTGCGTCGAGCTCGGCGTCCTCGAGCAGCGCGGCGATCGCCTGGATCTTCTCCATGGCCACCTCGCCCAGGGCCTCCTCGCTCTCCATGCCCGCCAGTCGCAGGAGGTCCACCCGGTGCTGCGCGGTGAGGTCGATCATGCTCAGCTCGAAGGCGTGCAGCCGGCGACGCTCGGCGATCTCCTGCTGGGTCCATTCCTGCCGCAGGTCGGCGAGCCGCCGGCCGGCGGTCTCCATCTCCTCCTGCATGCGCCGGCGCTCGGCCGCGATCTGCTGGGCGAGGCGCAGCTCCTCATCCCGGAAGAGAGGCGCCTCACCCGCCGCCCGCCGCGCCTGGTTGATCTGCTGGATGAAGCCGAGGATCTTGTCGAGCTGCGCGAGGTGCTCCCCCGTCTGCAGCCGGTCGGCCTGCCGCATCGCCTCCACGGCGCCGAGCCAGGAGGTGACGATCCGCCCTGTGGTCGCCTCGAAGGCCTGGGCCCGCTCCCGGGCGAGCTCCTCATTCAGCTCCTCGATGCGCCGCTGCAGCAGCGCCGCGCCCACCTGCCGGGCCTCCTCCTCGCCCTTGTGCTCCGCGTAGCTCCGGCGCCAGGCGAGCACCTCGGCCTGGATGCGCGCCAGGCGCGCCTCGTGGCTCTTGCCCTGCGCCTCCAGCAGGTCGGCGTCGAGCTTGAGGAGGTCGGCCTGGGCCTCCTGCCGGGCCAGCACCCGCATGGACTCCGCCCATTCGTTGGCGGTCGCAGCCTCCACGCCGGCGGCGAGCATCGCCCGCCGCTCCGACTCGATCTCCTCCATGCGCTGCTCGTGTCGGCTCCGGCGCAGGGCCGCCAGGTCGGACTCCGCCCGCTCGGTCATCTCCCGGGCCCGGCGGGACCGGGCCTCGGCCCGCTCGACAGCGTAGGTCACGCTCTCGATGGCCTCCTCCTGCAGGCGAATCGCCTCGATCGTCCGCAGACCAAGCATCTCGCCGAGGGCATTCGACCACCTCTGAATCCGGGTGGGCTCCAGCTTATCCAGCTCGGCCACCATCGCCCTGATCTCGGGTGGCAGATCCTTTGCCCTCTGCCAGAGCTTGGAGATCGCCTCATGGAGCTTCGCGGCCCGATCTTCGCCCCGGGCGAAGGCGACCCCCAGCCCCAGCGCCGCGGTCGCCAGCACCGTGACCGGCGTCACCAGCAGACCCAGCCCCTTGAGCGCCGCTCCGGCCTTCGTTGCCGCCGCCCCGAAGCCGGCCATGCTCACGCTCGCCGCCGACAGAGTCACCTTCGTGGTCGCCAGCGTCACGATCATCTGCTTCATCGAGGCGATGAGCTGTAGCGCCACAGGGCCCGCAGCCCTCGCCTGGGTGTTGAACACGACGCATGCCGCGGTGAGCGCCGCCAGCGCCCCAGTAGCGGCGACGATCAGGACTGTGAGCGTCCGTAGGGGGGCCGGCATAGCCCGCAATGCCTGCACCACCACCCGCAGCCCGCCAGTCAACTCCTTGAGCACCGGCAGCGCCACCGTCCCGACCTCGATCCATAGCGCGCGGGCAGTGGCCATCGTCTTCGCCCACTCGAGCCGCAGGGATTTGCTCTGCTCCTCCAGCGCGGCGGCTGCCGCCCCGGTCGCCTGCGCCATCGCCTGCACGTCCCCGGCGAATTCCTTGCCCCCGCCAGAGGCCAGCACCAGCGCGCTCCGAAGGGCGCGGACGTTCGGGAACAGCTCGGCCAGCTTCTCGCTCGTCATCCCCATGCGCCGGGCGACCAGGTCCATCACCTCGGCGTTCTCCGCCCCGGCGGCCTCCAGCGCATCGAGCTCCTCCAGCGAGATCGCCAAGGCCTGGCCCAGCTCGAGCATCACCCCCGATAGCCCCTTGGCGGCGAGGTTGGTGGCGGTGAGCTCGAGCCCCATCGCCCGCGCCACCTCCCGCGCCTTGTCGGTGGGCCGGATGAAGGACAGCAGCACCTGGTTGAGGGAAGTGACCGCCTCGGGAGCCTGCACCCCCGCCCGGGTCATGGTGGCGATCGCCGCCCCCAGCTCCTCCACCGGCACCCCCGCCTGCGCCGCGGTGGAGACCACCTGGCCGATGTTGCCGGCGAGCTCCGCAAAGGTCACCACCCCCCGCTCGACGGTCTTGAACAGCACGTCGGTGACCCGATTGACCTCATCGGCGCTCATCCCATAGGCGTTAAGCACCGCGGTGACCGCCTTGCTGGCGGTGGCGGTATCCGTGAGGCCGGCGGTGGCCGCCCGGGCGGAGGCCTCCAGCACCTTCAGCGCATCGGCCCCCTGGAAGCCCGAAGAGACGATGTCGTAGAGGCCCCGGGCGAGCACGGCCGGCGCCTGCCCCACCTCGCCCGCCATGTCGAGCACCGCCTGGGAGATGGCGGCGAAGTTCTGCTCGGAGTCCTTGAGGATGGAGTTGACATTGCGCATCTCCCCCTCGAACTCGGCCGCCGCCCGCGTCGCCACCATCAGCGCGCCCATCACCGCCGCCCCGAAGCCGGCCAGCATCATGCCCGCCCGCAGCGCCAGCGCGCCGTGCTGCTCCAGGAGGGAGTTGGCCCGCGCCATCCCCCCCAAAACTCCGTCATGTCCAGGCGCAGCTTCGCGACGATCGCGCCGACCGTCACCCCCGCCTCCTCCGCCGGGTCGGGCGGCGCTGCACCGTCACCCCGAGCGCCCCCACCAGGTCCCGTATGTCACCATCCACCGCCGGTCCCTCGGGCTCGGCCGCCGAACGCGCCTCCCGCCGCAGCCGCCGCGCCTCGGCCTGCATCTGCCGGAAGTGCGGCTTGCTCCCCTGGGCCGCCGCCACCACCAGGTAGGTCTCGTGCATCCGGTCCGCCGCCAGCCGCGCTCTCCGCTGCCGGATCCGCTCCGCCATGATCAGCGCCTGCGCCGGCGTCCAGCCCCAGGTGATGGTGTCTGGCCGATCGATGCCGTAGGCCGACATCAGGACATGGTAGGCGCTGGCCCAGACTCCTGACTCAGCGCGCCCACTCCGACCAGCGCCTTGCCCAGCAGGAGGGCGCGCAGCACGTTTCCCCGGATCACCGGGAGCTGGTTGAGCTCGAGGAACGCGACCAGGATCTCGGTCGCCTGCGCGAGGGTCAGATGCTCCTCGACATACTCGGCATCGATCCCGAAGAGCTTCTCGAAGAGCATGCCCAGCAGATCCTGGCACAGGGGCAGCAGGGTCTGCAGATGCTCGTCGGGCTTGGAGAAGTCGAGGTCGGGATGCTCCCGGGCGACCCGCTGGGCGAGGGCGGCCAGCTCCCCCGAGATCCGCCGGAAGTCCCCGATCACCAGGGGCTTGACCACGATCTCCCGCTCACCCACCCGGAAGCGCCTCGGCTCTGGCGCCAGCAGCTCGTCCTCGGTCGGCCGGCCTGCCCGTACCCGCTCCCACACTCTCCAGTTCATCTCGCCTCCCGCCAGTCCGGACCGGCCCGCGTCTGCAAGCTGTCTGCGAGCGGGCCGACCGCCCCGGTATTGCGATGCGCCTATGTGGCTCACGCCGCCGGCGGTGGCGCTATGCCTCCGGCTCTTCCTCGGCGGCCTCGGTCGGGTACTCCTCGACGCGGAGAATCTGGTCGCCGACGGGCCGGCTGGTGTCCGCCAGCACGGTGATGCGCAGCGGCAGGTCCACCTGCTCGTCCCGGCTCCAGGTGAGCGTGCCGCCGGTGGTCACCGTGCAGCGGTAGAAGGTGATCGCCCATTCCATGCCGGATCCGGCCGGGGTCACCAGCAGCACCGGCACCTCCCGGAGCTCCGTGTCACCGCCGAAGCGCAGCCGCCGCCGGCCGCCGCCCAGGTCCTCGACCTCGGCGGCGACGCCCCACACGCGCCGGAGGTTCTCCAGGGTCACCTCGGCCATCGGTGCCGAGACGACCATGGTCTCGCCCGCCTTGATGGAGCGGATCGGCATGAGCGACTCGTTGACCTCCACGTCCGAGGTCTCGACGTTGTGCTCCACCTCCACCGCGCCGTGCAGGTGCCCCACGAACTCGCCGTCGATGTAGAGCGCCTTGGGCGCCCCCTTGATCACCGCGTTCGGGTCGTAGGGACGGGCGACGTAGAAGAACACCGCCTGCGCCAGCCAGCTCGTGGGAGCGGTGGGAACCGGCTCCCCGGTCGCCGCCACACCCACGTCGCACAGCCCCGCCGGCCAGCCATCGGTGTTCGCCTCGTCAATGGTCACCACCAGGTCGGCGCCATCGAGCTCCACGCGGCTGGGGTTGACCTCCTGCCATTCCGTCGCCCCGTGCCGACGGAAGAACACGTGGTCCGTGCCCGCGAAGTCCTCACCGATCAGCGTGAGGACATCGCCGGCCGCGGCATGGCTCGGCACTACCTGCAGCAGCCCAACTGCCATGATCTCCTCCTAGCTCTGTGCTCGCCGCAGATCGGCGAGAACGTTGAATGAGGCGAGGTGTCCCACCCCGCCGCGAGTCGATTCCGTCCCCATATACGCTGGGCTGTTAAGCGCCTCGAGCGTCAGCACATCCAGGCCCTCGCCCAGGTCGAGGTTCTGCTGATGGCGCAGCAGCCGGAAGAGCCGGTAGGCCTTCTGCAGCGCGCCATCCGGCGTCGCCGCCCGGGCGACGATCTGCAGCGTGGGCCGCTCCCGCTCCGTGTAGTTGCTCGGAGGGTAACCGCCGGTCGCGTGCAGACTCACGCACTCCAGCGGCTCAGCCGGCCGGTGGAGCTTGAAGATGTCTGCCTCGCCCTGGCCCTCCAGGTAGGCCGCCAGCCTGTCCACCAGCAGGCTCACTTGAGCGCCCCCCGGAGGTGGTGCTCGAGGTTCGCCTGGTAGCGGCCGGCCTGGAGCTTGAGGTTGTCCTCCAGGTACTTCGCCTTGCCGCCCTTGGGGTGGTTGAAGTCCAGCCGCTCGTGCTGGGCCAGCGCATAGGGCTGGTCGAAGCCCACCTCGCCCACCACGGCATCGGAGAGGCCGCCCTCCATGAGCTGACGCTCGCCTACGCGGTGGCCGATCTCCACCCCGCGCGAGGCCAGCTCGGGGAGCTTGCCCCGGGAGACCGCGCGTTCGCTGTCCGCCCGGAAGGCCTGGGCGCCCGCCCGGGAGACCGCCCGGCCGCCCGCGTACACCGCCGCGCTGCCGCTCGCCCGCAGCGTCCCCTCATCCACCGGCGCATCCCGCATCGCCCGCCCCAGCAGGTCCTCGGTGTTCTCGATCATGCCCCGCACCGCCGCCCCCTGGACCCGCCGCCACACCGCGCCGTCGCGGGCGAGCTGCCGGCTCAGCTCCCCAACGCCGGTGAACTCCACCCCGTACTTGCCGCGCAGGCGAGCCACGTGCCCTCTACTCCCAGTCCCGAAGGTGCGCGACCCGGAACACCGCACTCCCGATCGCCACCGCCACGGCGACGATCTGGGCGAGGCTGCCGACATCGGCCAGCGCCCCGGTCAGGCCGGCCACGATCGTCGCGACGATCGTCACCCACCCGGTGAACAGGGCGAACACCCCCAGCTTGCGCCAGGCGCTCTCCGGCCAGCCGGCCCCGAAGAGGCGCTTGACCGCCCCGGTGAGAGCCGGCGCCGTCAGCCCGGCGAGCAGCGAGATCAGGTAGTCCCCATTCCCCATGACGGCCTCCTCAGAGCTCCACGCCGAACGACAGGTAGGTGCCGAGCCGGGTGTGCTGCGTGTAGGTCAGGCCGGCCCGGGTCGAGGTCTTCTCGCCGCCCGAATCCAGCAGCGCCAGGCTGGCTCCCGGCGACACCCGCAGGTCGCCCGTACTGGTCGGCAGCCGTCCCTCGCTGTCGTAGATCAAGCCATCCAGCGTCGTGTTGGCGGCCGCGTACTGCAGCAGTGTCAGCGGCTGCCTCAGCGTCACCTGCTCGGGCTGCTCGACCGGCAACAGCCGGAAGTGGGTGCCTCGGGCACCCAGGCTCTCGCCCGAGCTCGTCAGGGGCGACACGTGGGCGATGCTCGCCCGCTCCAGGCGGGGCAACAGCACATCGCCCTCCGCCCGCTCGGCCAGCGCGGCCGGCGCCGTGCAGACCAGCAAGGCCGCCAGCAGCACCGCCAGCGCCAGCCCTCTCGTCAGACTCAAAGTCCTCATCTCATCCCCTTTCGCGCCTACAGGTAGGCGCGCTGTGTGATTCCGTCGCCGCCCAGGCCCCGGGAGACCGAGACGGCGATCACCGTCAGGTACCTCTCCCCATCCGCCGAAAGCCCGTCGCCGACGGCGACCTCGTCCTCCGGCCCCAGCGTCACGGTCACCTCGGACAGCACCTGCTCGCCCTGCGCGTTGCGCACCAGCCGCCGCTTCTCCAGCCAGCGGCCCCGGGTCTGGCTCGGCGCCCCAAAGGTCGGCTGTCCGTACCCGTCCCTCCCGGTGCGGGGCCTCCGCCAGATGCTCTGGGCGAGGTAGTCCGAGATCATCACCCGCTCCCCGCCGTGAGCTCTCCCGCCCGCCGCTCCGAGGTGGCGATCACCCCTCCCCGGCAGACCAAGGGGGAGAGCAGGGCGCGCGCCTCGGCGCTCTCGATCACCTGCTGCGCCGCACCCGGCGCGTACTGCTCGCTCAGCCCGTCCACCGAGAAGCTCGTCACCCCGGCCGCCTGCAGCGCCCGCCGCCGCTCCGACTCCGCCCCCCGCGCCAGCAGCGCCAGCGCCTCCTCGCACTGCGCGTCCTTCACCGGCTGCGGGATCACCAGGGCCCCCACCTCATCCCGGTCCCGCCGGCGCGGGAAGGTCAGCGCCTGGGTGCCCGAGGCACCCTCGTCCCCGTCCCAGTAGCGCTCCCGCTCCAGGTGTCGGCAGGCCGTCAGCAGCGCCCTCTCCCGATCACCCTCGGAGGCGCCCGCCCACGCGCCGCAGTGGAGCCGCCCCGCGAAGTACTCCTGCGCCTCCGCCAGCGTCACGTAGCTGTTGCTGCCCGCCCCTCCGATGGTCGCGTCGATCGCCATAGCCTACTCCCCGGCGACCTCCTCGATCTGGTCGGCGCAATACCACATCAGGTGGATGGCGTGGGCGGCCACGAATGGCTTACCGCCCTTGCGCGTTGGGACCTCGAGTTGGTGCGGGCCATAGCGGCGCGTCACCGGCCGCGATCCCCGCGCCCGCAGGTAGAACACCGCCCCCGACTGTACCGCGTTGGCCAGCATGGTGGATCGCTGCGGCTCGGGGAGCGCCATCATGGCCCTCAGCGTCATGGGCTGGGCGGCTGCCTGGGTTGGCGGCGCGACCTCTGCCGGCGGCACGACCGGGCCCTCCGGCTCCCGGGGCGTCTCCCGAGGGAGATCGACATCTGCACTCGACGCTGTTGTCAACATCGCACTCTCCTGTGCTCGCGGTTGATGTGAGGGGGGGCTGGTGTTCCCCAGGAGGCGGGGCATTGCCCAGCCCCCCAATGGATGCTATCTGATCCGCTACGCCTCGCCGCCGTTGGGCTCACCGAGGTTCTGGATCGAGCCCTGCCGGTATGGGTTCCGGCAGACCAGCTGTGCGTAGTGCTTGATCCAGATCACGTCGGAGTCCCTGGTCTTCGCCATCGGGGTGGCCTCGAAGTCCCGGAGCACCACATACTCCAGGAGCCCCTCGTCCACGAAGTCCATCCGGTCCTGGGGGTAACCCGGGACCTTGATCAGGGGCACGCCCTCGAAGTCCAGCGCCTGGTAGCCCCCGGTGAGGGAGATGGGATTCTGCTGGCGGCGCTCCGACCGCAGCAGGTCCCCGTAGCGGTACCACTGGGTGGAGCCGGCGTAGATCGCACTCACCCGGCCGCCCCGCGCCTCCACCCCCGACTTCACCTCCCGCATCAGCTCCTCGGTCAGGTCCCGGGGGGTCCCGCCGTTGGCGTTGACCGAGGACTTCCACCAGGTGTAGGTCCCCCGGTCCAGCCCGGCGTAGGTGCCGGTGTCCGCAATCGCCGCGAACAGCCCGGTGATGTCCTTGGCGGAGTTGCCCGCCCCATCTGACATCAGCTGGGAGTTGATGTTGGCCCGCAGGTCCGACAGCCCCAGGTCCAGCTCGGTGCGCAGGGCGGGAACGATCATGCCCCCCGCCTCGCCCACCGCCTGCACCAGCCCCGACACCTCCACCTCCACCTTGTTGAGCTTCCAGCCCAGGAAAGCCTTCTTGAACCCCTGGTTGCCCGCCCCCGCCCCGGAGTCGGTCTCCGCGTAGGAGCCGGCCGAGGTGTTCCCGCCGTAGCGCACCGGCCAGCGCACCCCTTCCCCCACTCCCTGCTTCTGCTGAATGCGGGTCAGCAGGAAGGTGTTGGTGAACAGCGCCTCCACCCACGGCCCCCGGTACAGCTGGACGATCAGTTCGGCCAGCGTGCTCGTGGTCGCAGCCATCTGCTACTCACTCCTCTTGCCGGGTCAGGTCACGCCCGTGCGAAGAGCCTGTTCCAGGCGATCCCCGGCCTCGGCCAGATTCTTGGGCGACGGCGGCGTCTGTGGCGCCGGATTGCTCGCCGCCCCCACGGTCTGTGGCTTGGCTTGCGGCTGGGAGACCAGGTACGGCTTGCCCGCCAGCAGGGACTCCAGCACCGGCTCCAGGCCGGTGACGGCGCCCTCCTCGTCCAACCCCACCCCCGCGAACTCGGGCATCCCCCGGGCGATGACGAAGGCCACCTCCGGGTCCACGACCCCCCGCGCCTGGGCCGCCAGCAGGAAGCGGGAGCGGATCAGGTCCTCCCGCCGCGCCGCCGCCTCCGCCTCCCGGCCCTGGCGCTCCTTCTCGTACAGCTCCTTGTAGCGGCTCTGCTCCTCCAGCGCCTTGCGCTCGGCCGCCTCCTGCTCGGCCGCGATCTCCGCCAGCCGCTTCTCCGCCGAGCTCGCCCGCCGCCGCAGAACCTCCATCTGCTGGCGCACCCCCGAGGTGTACTGCTCCTCGGACACCTCCAGCACGCCCTCCTCGAGGAGCCTCGCGCGCTGCGCCTCGGTCAAAGACAGCCGGTAGCCGCCCTCGGGCTGCTTGCCCGCCGCAGCTTGTGTCGGCACAGGCCTGCCCTTCGGCTCTCCCGCCCCCGACCGGCCTTCCGCCGACGCCCCCGGCGTCTGGGTCTGTCCCGAGCCGGCCTGAGCGGCCTGCCCTGGGCTGGCCGCAGGGGCCTGCGTCCCGCCCCGGCTGCCTTCCTTCGCGCCCGGGTCTCCCTGCCGGCCCTCGCCGGCCTGCGGCTGGGAGTCGCCTCCCGCCTGCTCGCCCGCGCCCGCCTGTCCCTGCGTCTCCTGCGCCTCGTCCGCCATCCTGGTCTCCTCCCCGGGGTTCACCGCCCCCGTCGGCGTGGTCCGCGCTCGCCGCCTGCCCCGGCCAACAGAAAGCGGGCGCCCCTGACCACCGTGCTCGACACACGATCGTCAGAAGCGCCCGCCGCGTTTGCGTGACGTAGGCAGGCCGGCTATTCGGTTGGGTCTATCTTAGCGCAATGGGGAGAGGTGTCAATACCCTCTTCGGGCCGACAGTCTCACCAGTCCCCCTCCACCCCCCAGTTGCTGTTCAGCAGTGAGAAGTCAAGGGAGTTGACGACCCCATCCCGGTTGATGTCCGCGACCGGATCGTCGGTGCCCCACACCGACGTCATGTAGTCGAGGTCCGCCCGGTCCACCACGTTGTCGTTCACCAGGTCGCCGGCGAGGAGGGTGCCGAAATCGAGGGCGGCTCCGCTGGTCGTCAACGACCAGTCCCTCAGGCGCCGCGCCAGGTGAGTCGGCACCTTCCCCCACACGTCATAGGTCCCGGGGCGCAGGCTCAACGTGGTCGTCACCTGACCGTTATCATCCAGGGAGACGACCCGGGTGTGGATCGGAGCGCCGGCGCCGCCTGGCTCGTAGAACCTCAGCTCGAGATCGGCCGCAAGGTTGCCCGCCGGGGGCCCTTGGATAGTCGCCTGCACCTGCACCTCTGCCGCCACCCCCACTCTCGGCACGCCCAGCCGGAAGCCCCTCGCGATGAACATCGCCATCTGGTCGCGGGCCACCACCACCTCCGGCCCATAGGTACCGTCCGGGTAGCCGGCAACGACCCCCTCGGACGCGCAGTACTCGATCCACCGGTAAGCCCAGTAGTCGGCCGGCACATCGGGGAAGCGCGGCTGTGACCCCTCGGGAGGCTCGGGGACGTTCGCGTCGCCTCCCGCTATCCCCCGCGCCACGAACACCGCCATCTGCCCCCGGCTTACCTCCTCCTCCGGGTGATAGCCATCCCCGTAGCCGCGGACGATACCCTGCGCGCGGCAGTACTCGATGTACCGGTAGGCCCAGTAGTCGGTCGGCACATCCGGAAAGGATGGAGCACTTGGCGGCTCGTAGTCAACCACGCTTACCCCGCCGGACGGAACTCCCATCGCCCGCGCCACGAACACCGCCATCTGGTCCCGCGTAACGGGGCTCTCCGGTTGATAGCTCCCATCGGGGTAGCCCTGGACGACGCCAGCCCAGTAGCACCCCTCCACTGCATCCCACGCCCAACTGCCATACGGCACATCGCTGAAGACCGACGGCCGCTTCGTCACCACCCGGCGAGCGGGCGGATCTTCTGTCCGCGCAAG